TGCGTGCAGTCGGGCTCGCACCCCTTGCGCTGCCCGAGCCCTTGCCCGTGCTCGACGAGCGGCAGGCTCGCGCCGGTGTCGTTGACCGCTTCCTCGAAGTGTTTGATCAGGTATCGGTCGTAAGCGACGGCGGCCAGGTCGAAGTTGTTCGCGTCCTCGATCAGGTCGGCAGCGATGTGGTCGTGCCTGACCACTGTGCCCGGCGTCGCCGTCAGATAGCCTTGCCGGACCCATACGTCATATGGCGCCTTGTCCAACCGGGCCCGCTCGATCAGCGTGTCGGCCGGCGTGTAGCCATGCACGAAAGCTGCGAACCGCGGCTTGCCGTCGTCAGTCTCGCCGTCCTCGAACACCAACCCCTTGGCCGACAGGTCCTTGGTGGCGCCCAGATCGAGCCCAGCGAACGCGCGCTTGCCGGCGTAGTTTTCGAGCTCCAAATCCGGATCTTCGCAGGCCTCCCAGGCTTCGCGACTGATCCAGGCCGTCTCGGCGTCCGTCCACACACAGAAGTGCAGCCGCAAGATGCCGTTCAGCTTGCCCGGTATGGCCTTGGCCTGAGCGACGACGCCGGCCAGGTAGTCCTCCGTCAGGATCGCACCGAGCAGCGGGTTGGCTTTCTTCCAGCACCGCCGATCGTTCAGCGGATCGTCCTTCTCGTCGAGGCTGCATACGAAGGCGAACGTCGTGTCGTCCTCGGTGTCGCCGTGCGCAACCCTGACCGCGTGCTCGTGCTCTTCCCAGCAGACCGACTTGCGGTCGGTGCCGCTGTTCGTGATCATGAGCAAGAGAGGCTGCCGGCGGAACTTGAAGCCGCGTTCGAGCAGCTCCATGACATGGCGGTCCGGGTGCTCGTGGACCTCGTCGCACAGCGCGAAGTGAGGCCGCGGACCTGAGCCCGATCGCCCGGCTTCACGTGAAACCGTGCGGAAGAACGCGCCAGCCTGAGGCTTGCCCAGGATCGACATGTTCCACACCGGATTGCGCCCGGAAAACGTGATCTTGCTCGCCAGCGCCCGCGACTTCTCGGCCATCTTGACGGCGTCGCGGAACAGGATCGCCGCTTGTTCCTTGCGCGCCGCCGCGGCGTATATCTCGGCACCGGGCTCGCCGTCGGCGCTCATGCCGAACAGGCCGATGCCACCAGCTAGCGGGCTCTTGCCGTTGCCCTTACCCATCTCGACGTACGCGCGCCGGAACCGCCTCGATCCGTCGGCACGCTTCCAACCGAACAGGCTGCCCACAATGAACGCCTGGCTCGGGTGGAGCTCAAACGGAATGCCCTCGAATTGGCCCTCGCTCAGCCGCAGCACGGTGCGGAAATAACGATAGACGCGGTCGGCCGCCTCGGTGTCGAAACGTAGGCCGCGTTCGTGACCGTGCTCTAGATCCGTCATGTGCCGCGAGCACGCCGCACGAACGTGCGGACCGGCCACCTCATCGCCACGCAGCACGGCCGCCGCATACGCGGTGGCTGGATCTAGCGGCTCATCGGCGGCGCGGTTGCGCTTATTGGAGGAACTCGTCGGCCGGGTCTTGGTCGTCTTCTTTAGGGACATGTACCTTGGTCCGGTCGGCCGGCGTGGCGCCCATGCGAGCGAGGCAGCTCTGCAGCCTGCCGATGATCTTCTCGCCGCGCTCGCCATCCCAGATGCGGGCACGCAGCGTGCACGCATTCTCGACCGTGCTGCGATCGGCCTCGGTCAGCCACGTGACCTCGCGCTTAAAGGCCTCCCACACCTCTTGCTCCCGCTCGGTAAGCCAGGGTGATGGTTTGCCCAATGGACGCGATGCGGGTTCGCTGCGCTGCTTGAAGCGCTTCGCGTTCTTGTATGTCTGACCTGTCGCCTTGGCTTTCGCCAACGGCGTGCGTGGGTGTGCCATCTACATCTGCGAAGTGTGGACGCGAGTTTTTGTGACCCCCCGCCGGTCCGCGGCGGAAGGCACGATGTTTGACAACGCCCCCCCCGTGATCCGACGCCGCAACCACATGTTGATATTTTGACGGCTCGGTTGCGGCTGAATGACCTAGGCTATAGTGAAGCTTAGGTATCGGTGATCACAGCGGCTTTGCTCCTGCAATGCATAATAGCGATTGGGGAACACGGTGTTCGGTCGCAGGATGGGTAGCTGCAGGCGTGCTCCTAGGCTGGCTCTGCTCCTATTGGGTTGCGGACGGATCTCCGTTCCGCGGCGAGTGGGATACGCTGCTTCTATTCCTGACTCTACTCGCTACCGCCTATGCAGCGAGAGGAGCGGCTCGCTCCGCTAGAGCCGCCGAGCGTGCGCTTGTCGATCTTGAGCGGCCGCAGGTCGTCGTCGATATAAAGAGCAGTGGGCTGCTCGCCTGCGCTGGTGAGATTGGTTTGGACAGGGAGTTCAGATATGTATTCGTAAATTATGGCAGAACGGTCGCGTACCTTACCAAGGTGAGCCTGCACTATCCCATTGTTCCGCTCTCTGAGATGCCCGCGCCGTTGACCCCAGACGATGAACACTACATGCGCGGCCTACCCACCGGCGTTGTCTCTGCTCCAGGTGCGCCGTACGAGGAGACCGAGAACCTTTTCGTCGCCTATGGTCCCGTCCTCATGAAGGAGAAGAGCATTCGAAAGCATCGGCTCTTTTTTATGGGATGGGTGAGGTACAAAGACCTTTTCGGCGCTTCTTATGTGACTGGGTTTTGCTTCGTGTTCGATCCTATAAGGGGCCGCTTCGTTCGCATCGGCGACAAGCCATACAACTACTTCCGTCAGGAGCACGGACCAGGGCGTTGACCTAGGTGCGTCTAAAGACCACCGGACAGGCATTTGCAGGGTGCGCCGCATCACGCGGCCACCCATCGAGGCCTATCTCGCGGCTATAGCCCAGGCGCTCCTCGCTCTGCTCGTCGGAGTCGTGGCATGGCTTGCAGGAGCTGGCGAGATTGGCGGGGTCGTAGAACTTGGCCACGTTGCCGCGATGCGCCTCGATATGGTGCACCACATCAGCTGCGACCAGGCGGCTGGGCGTAGCTCTCAGGCAGCGCTCGCATAGTGGATGCGCGAGGAGCTGCTGGTAGCGCAGGCGAGCCCAGCGTTGGCCCTTGTACAGTGAACGGTATTTTGCAGCCTCTGGGCTGCGGCGGTCGTCACGCCTGCGGGTGGGCATTGTCGCCGCCGGACCCGCTATAGGGGCCTGCACCAGCACCCTCCACATTGACGGTGAGGCCGCCGGCCTGGAGCGCAGCGAGATTCTTGATGGTAGAGCGTACGACGCGGCCGTTGTACGAGCGCTCCTCGTCGATCTCGATGCTGACGTTGCCCGCTGCCAATATTGCGTCGCGGATGCAGACGCCCAGGTCGTGGACGTTGGGCGTGCGCAGGGAGGTGTCGAGTAGATCCAGGACTGCCTGTGCTGCGGTGAGGAACGGATCGGCGTGTGTCATGTGGGGGGTCTCCGTGTGGTGCATTGGTTACTGTGTCGCCGCGCCTGGTTTGCCGGCTACTGCGCGGAGTGGCACCGTGCGCACGGTGCGCGGTGCCACCTCGTTCGCGAATGGGCAGCGCCAGTCGCGATTGAGAACTTGCGCCTCCAGGCAGAACGTGCGCAGCGCCTCGCGGCTGACCATCTCTTGCTTGGATTGCGCCATTTCGACCTTGATGGCGGCGACCTCGTCAGCGAGCCGATCTATTTTGCCGGATATGCCGTAGTAGAGGGCGCATGCGCCTGCCACGACGGCGACGATGGGGATGACAGAGCGCAGCATGCGATCTGCAAGGCCGAGACCGACACCGTGGCCGTTGACATGGATGGGGATGCCGATCTCGGCCATGGGTTAGGCAGCCTGTGCGTTGCGCTTGGCGCGCGTGATGTGTCGATGGACCGCCTGCCTTGAGACGCCCACCTCGTCGGCGATCATGGCGAGCGTGTAGCCGGCTCGCCGCATGGCGATCACCGTGGCGATCTCCTCGTCGTTGAGCCGGCGGGTCGTGATGACGCCATGGCGCTTGGAGTCGGCGGCGTTCTCGGCCTGGGTGCCCACGGTCAGATGCGCCGGATTGGTGCAGCAGCGATTGCCGCACAGATGCCTGATCACCATGCCGGACGGCACCGGGCCGTGGGCCAGTTGGTAGGCGAACTGATGGCCGTAGATGGTGGTGGTTTTGCCGGCGCGGCGGACCTTGATTTGGGGATATCCAGATCCCGGATTGAGGCTGCCCAGCCAGCCCCAGCACTCCTCGTCGCCATGCTGCAGCTGGTGCATGGCCAGGCGGTGGGCCTCGTCGGGGTCGTGACGGCGGTAGCCGGGACGGAGCAGCCGCAGCGCGGCTAGGCCGGCCTCCAGGTCGATCATGTGCATGTCACCACCCCCAGCGCAGCTTGATGCAGGCGGTGAGGATAGCGAGATGCCGATCGAGGCGGGTCTCGTAGTAGAGCGGGTCGCAGAGCTGACGGGCCTTACGCTCGGCCTCGTCGCAGACGTGCATGCGCTCCAGGTCGGTGAGCCTCTCGTCGAGGCGCTCCTGTGGTGTCATGGGGGTCAGTCCTATGTGGGGGTTGGGCAGTCATCATCCCGCATGCGGTGCCGTGATCAGCCTGGGTGCCATGTAGGCGCGTGTGTGCTGCGTGGGCGTGGCGTGCGAGGTGAAGGGGTGCGCCCGGTCGGGCACTGTGCTGCGTGACCGGGCGCGCGCGGCGTAGGAGAGGACCGCCGCGGGTGCTGGCGCTGGTGCGCTCTAGCTGGGTGTGGGGGTCGTGGTGATGGGAGGGCGCGCCGGTCAACCCCCACGGGCAACCGGCGCGCCGTGGCGCGCGCGGACAAGGGCGCGCACGAAAACGCCCAGGTGAGCGAATCACCTGGGCGGATTAACACCATCTCATGAATCATTAACTCAGGGTCGACACCTTTGTCAACCAAAAATGTTAGGTGAGGCCAAACATTGTTTAGCGTCGTCAGATGCTGCGGAAATGGGCCATGTCGCCGAGGTCATCGTAGTATTGCGCGAGATAGTCCTCGGCGCCCGCGTCATGGACGGGCGTGTAGATCGCCTCGGCGGGCATGATCAGTTTGGTGCGGCAGCGCGGGTTCTCGCAGGAGAACCACCATTTATAGACTTGCCGGCCGGTCTCCATGGCGCGCGCACGATAGTCCGGCCAGCGCCAGCGCCTGGTGATGTTGCCGCAGCGGGGACAGGGAGGACCAGCGCCATCTGCGATGCGGTCCGATTTTCTGAAGCGCGGCCGCCGCAATTTTTTCGGGGTGTGCGGTCTATTTTTTTTCGACATCGAGGTGCCTATGGAGAGTCTAAGTAGGTTGAGTCACAGAGGAGTCTAATCTCTAGGATCTCTGCTCTGTCTAGGATCCCGGCACTCACCCCGGCGTATCTCGTATCTGCGCATAGGACGCCCAACCACCTGGCCACATTGGCTCAGGTGGTTGGTCCCTATGCGCGGCATCACCCACGGCTGCAGAGCCCTGTAGAGCCGGCCCTCGGTTGGCGGGTAGGTGGTCGCTGGCGCCGGGCAGCATGAGAGCTGAGGCCGTTGATCCACCTCGGTGCATCGCTCCGAGATTGGCGCCCGAGGTCTTTAGCGAGGATGCCCCTCGTCGAGTTGGGTCGTGGCGCCTTACGGACTGACCCCCGGCTGGTCTCGATCCCCCAGCTAGCCGGCTCTGCACCTGGGCACGGCCGCGTCCGCTTGACCGCCACGCGCCCAGTCACTCACACGCCCTATCCAGGGCAGGTGAGCACGTGCGATTGCGCGCCGGCGCGAATCAGTCTAGAGACTGATCCTGCTCGTTGCGTTTTTCGCAATGTGCTCGGGGACTGGCGGATTCATCTGGGGAGATGGGGAGCCGCTACGCGACAGACGCTACACGCGCCCGCATGCGGCCTGGCAGCCGGTGCGGGCGATCGTGTATCTGGACTGCATCGACTCACGGGGAGTCGTCAACTGGCATTGTGCGGCTGTCGATAACAAAAGCGTGATCTATTAGATACAACGTAGCCGCTTGTATACGAAGCCAAATTCTCATCTCGATCCTACCGTCGATCACCTCCGGATGATCGAATCTGAAGGCGCTGCCTTTGATTTCATTCAGAGATTCGGAAAGTTCGCCGCTCTATCAGCGCTCAATCAGCGCCGATTGACGGTCGAAACGGCCTCGATCTCCAATCAGTGCCCGCCCCAACGGGCAGGTCTGCAGTGCCCCGCCAGGACCGGGCACATCGATCGCGCCGAGGCCGCTGTAGCCGCAGATCGCGGTGGAGAGTGCCTGCCCTGGCAGGCACTCCACGATTATGGCGACTGCCCGTCAGGGCGGGTAGTTCCCTGCAGGCCGGGACAGTCCCTGCAGGCCGGGACAGTCCCTGCAGGCCGGGACAGTCCCTGCAGGCCGGGAACTCGGCCAAGTCCACCGCGGCGCGTGCGTAGGTGGAGCTGGGCGTGGTCGACCCTGCTTGCCCGGCGAAGCGGTCGAAAACTGTGGAGAGCTTGTGGACAGGCTGTTG